TTAACCCTCTTTGGATAAACGATACCGCAAATGAGATTTACAGTGGAGCAGACTTAGGGAAAGTATATGTTTCGTGTGCGGGCTCTCAACACCCCACCCCTCCGGCAACTGGATATCATTTTATGTCTTTTAAATACATATACGATGCAAACGGAACAAGTGGAAAAATTAAATTAATTAATGCATATATTTTTTATGGTTCCGCATACTTAGGACTCAATAATTTACAACAAATAGTAGTAGGAGAACTTATAGAATGACTACATATATAACAATAATAGATTCTGAAGGGGATATAGAAGCAATATGGACTACAGGAGCTATACCTAGTCCTGCAGAGGGAACTTATGCGGATGACAATACCAAAACAGTTGTTCATCTTCCTGGGAGTATAGAAGATCTCGCAGGATATAGAGATACGCATTATTACAAAGACGGAGCTTTTGTAGTTAGAGAAAACAAACCAGGAGAATACTACGACTGGAAAGATGAAGCATGGGTACAAGATGTTGCGGGGTTGTATGCAGCGGTAAGACAAGAAAGAGGTAACCTTCTTGCTGTGTCTGACTGGACTCAGAATGTAGATTCTCCTTTGACCGACCAAAAGAAATTCGAGTGGGCAGAGTATCGACAAACTTTAAGAGATATTATGGCTCTCCTACCTTCAGACCTTAAAGACCCCGAAGATCTGCAGTGGCCAACACCTCCATCATAGAAAAAAATATCTTGACATTACAACCTTTTTTGAGTATAATTTTGCCATGAGTAAAGAAGTAACAACAATTTCTCCAGAAGGACTCGAAGTAGCTAACTCCTATTTGACTCTTGGGAATATTAAGGGCGTCTGTGAACATATGCAAGTTGCCGAAAACAAGGTAGTTGATATCTTAAATCGACGGGAAGTTAAGAAGTACATCGATACCGTGTATCTTGACTTAGGGTATAGAAACAAAAATAACATTGCGTCTTTACTAGACGAGATGATTAACTCAAAGTTAGAAGAGGCTCAGGAGACGGGTGTATATTCTAGCAAGGACTTAGCAGACTTATTGCAAATGGCTCATAAAATGCGTATGGACGAGATCAAAGCCCAGGCTGATCTCGAAAAAGCAGAAGGTTCTAATATTAGAAATCAGACAAATGTCCAGATTAATGATGGTATACCTTTCGGTCAAGGCAATTATGGTAAGTTAATGGATAAACTACTCAATGGAATTAACGCCTAATGAAGCAGAACTAAATACTCGGTTTGCAAAACACGAGGCCCAATGCGAGGAGCGGTGGAAGACTATTTTTGCCAGACTTGAAGTTATGGAAAAGAAAATGGACAGATTACAAAGTATGTTGCTAACCGCAACGGGGACAGTAATTATATTCTTAGGAGGAATTATTTTAACTCTACTAAATGGGTAGAAAGGAGGGTAACCTTAGAGAACTGAAGTGATAGGAGAAGTAGCGATGGTACTTTCTGCTCTCAAGGCTTTGAATGACGGTATAGCTACGGTCAAGGAGTCTGGGGGTAATCTGTCTTCTATCATGGGAAAGTGGGCAGATGTAGAGGAAAGAGTACGCGACGTAGAAGTAAAGAAGACTGGAGCAATGTCTTATAAAGAAGCACTAGACATGGAAAGTGCTAAAAGACAACTTATTAATTTCGATAGGCAGCTTAAAGATATATGCCTTATACAAGGTCAAGCAGATCTTTATACTTCAATTAAGCAGCGTATGGCAGAAGCTCAACATGCACACGCAAAACAAGTAGCAGCAGTAAGAAAGAAGCGCAAAGAAAGAAGAGAAATGTTTGGCCTTGCAACTACAATACTTGTAATTACAGTACTTTTGTGGGCACTAGCCTTTGGTGTATACGTGATATGGGCAAGATGATAGGAGAAAATAATGGAACAAGCTTGTAAATGTGACCTCTGTAATTGTACTCCTTGTAAGTGCTAATTTAATGGCTTACAAGAAAAGAAAGAAAAAGGCTCCGAAAGGGTATCATAGAATGCCTAATGGAAAACTGATGAAAGGATCTAAGCATCCTAAGCGAAGAAAGAAAAGGAAAAAGTAATTGGATTTATTATTAACTTTCTGGCAGTGGACATTATTTGCAATACTTGTTTTAGTAGGATATGTATTTAGTAAGTTTGACGGCCAAGGAGAGTATAGAGTTGGCTTTGAGGTAGAAGAGATGCCTCACATGAAGCCGATTACTATTGAAACCAAGAATAAAGGTTTCTGGAAAGGTATTGCAATGTGGTTACTTAGTACTCGTAGGTGGGAAATCTGTGATAACTTTTACTACAAGATAGACGGCAGAGAGTACATGATACCGGCAGGCTTTCAGTTTGATGGTGCGTCAGTACCTAAGTTTCTAGCAATGTGGTTATCTCCTACAGGAGTTCTTCTGATGGGTGGATTGATTCACGACTACGGATACAAGTATTCAACTCTTATGGTTAGAGATTATACTAATATTGGTTACGTTAATCAAGCCTATATGGATAAACTTTTCAGAGACATTTCTATAGAAGTTAACGGCTTTAAGTTTTTAAACTATCTTGCTTACTGGGCATTAGCTGCGGTAGGTTTTCTAGCGTGGAATAAGCACAAGAAAAACGGAACACACTTAGAGGAGGATACATGAGTGATATGAATAGGTTCTCCGGGGATATGTCTCGGAACGAAGTTGAACTAGACTTAAGTAAGTTTATGGAGCTACTTCAAGAAGCAAGCACACTAAAAGAGCGTATACGCGAGCTGGAAGACCAAGAAACTAGAAACCCTTGGCAGAAACTAATCTTCCTAGCCCAAGCTGTGGATAGCTGGAGAATCTTTCCTCGTGCCTTCTTGAGTGTTTATATCTTCTTGCTGTACTACGCAACAATGTGGTTTATGGACTTGCCAGACCCCACTATGGAGCAGTCAGGACTTATATCAGTAATAGTAGGAGCAGGGGCTGCATGGTTTGGATTGTATGCAGGGACTAGTAAAGGTAAAACTGACCATTAGGTAATTCATGGCAATAGAAATAAGCAGAAAGGATATCGTAGCTGATAAGCTACTAGATTTACAATCTGAGACAAGGTTTCTCAAACTACCAGTATCCCCGTACCTGGAGATGCTCGGCGTCGAACCACTTGCCTCACAGAAGGCTATAATAAATGCAATAAATAATCCCAAGTACCGTTTTGTATGTGCGGCGGTGTCTAGGAGACAGGGTAAAACCTATATTGCAAATATTATTGGGCAACTAGTCTCACTAGTTCCAAATTCGAACATACTAATAATGTCCCCGAACTATGCCTTGTCTCAGATTTCTTTTGATTTACAACGAACACTTATTAAGCACTTTGACCTAGAAGTCACGAAAGACAACGCAAAGGACAAAGTAATAGAGATGTCTAATGGCTCTACAATTCGTATGGGTTCTATCAATCAAGTTGACTCTTGTGTTGGCCGCTCCTACGATCTCATCATATTTGATGAAGCAGCCTTAGCGGATGGAAAGGATGCATTTAACGTAGCTCTCCGTCCTACACTGGATAAAGAAAGTTCTAAAGCAATATTTATTTCAACACCCCGTGGAAAGAACAACTGGTTTTCAGAGTTCTTTTTCCGAGGGTTCACTGACGAGTTCTCTGAGTGGGCGTCTATTCGTGCGACTTATAAAGATAATCCTCGAATGTCTGAAACGGATATTGCGGAAGCTAGACAATCAATGTCCGAGCCTGAGTTTAGACAAGAGTATGAAGCTGACTTCAACACTTACGAAGGCCAAATTTGGAGCTTCGACCATGAAGAGTGTATTTACAATGGTAGCGAACTAGACACTTCTAAGATGGACGTGTTCGCGGGGTTGGACGTAGGTTACAGAGACCCAACAGCCTTCTGTGTAATCGCCTATGACTGGGATGAAGAGAAGTATTATTTATTAGATGAGTATCTGGACGCAGAGCAGACAACAGAGAAACACGCTAAAGAAATACAGACTCTAATAGCGAAGTGGGATATAGACTATATTTACATAGATTCAGCCGCACAGCAGACCCGTTTCGACTTCGCTCAGAACTATGATATCTCAACTATTAACGCAAAGAAGTCCGTACTAGATGGTATAGCACAAGTTGCAGGAATAGTAGACAATAATAATTTATTTATAGAGCAGGGATGTAAGGAAAGCTTGTCTGCGTTAGACCAATACCAGTGGGACCCTAATCCCAACCTTGCAAGAGAGAAACCGAAGCACAATTACGCATCACACATGGCCGACGCGTTAAGATACGCATTATACTCGTTTCAAACTTCGGCAACAAGTTTTTAGGATACCTGCTCAAAAATAGTTATTGACATAGTACCTCAAACTAGATATAATTCTTTTAATCGAAAAAAGAAATCCGAAAAACCCTGATGGCTAAATTAAAACGAGATATAGTAAAATATATCCGAGATAAGGCAAAAAATAAGTACGAGAAGGGTTCGGCTTGCGAGATTTGCG